TAGGTCGGTAGTGTGTAAGGACCGCCGTTGCAAGCTTCCGCGTATTTTGGGCAATCAAAAAACGGCTTTTGCCATATTGGAACTAGGAAATGCCAGCAATCCCGAAAAGCATCGCACAACACATGGCCGATGGCACGTACAGAGCCGATCGGATGGGCGACAGAATCTATGCCGACCCTATTGGCGACATCGGCGAACCGCCAGCCGACCTACCCGCGCACGGTATGCGGCTCTGGCATGATGTCGCCGAGTCGCTATCCCAGAGCCTCGGGCAAGGCGATCGAGCGGTTTTGGAAGGCATGGCGAGATGGTGGTGTATTTTGCTCGATGAACTTCGAGCGGTGACACAGGCCGGCGACGATCGCGAGCGGCAAAAAGCCGTTGGCAATGCCGGAACGGCAACACGGGCGTTTATGAGCATGGCCAACGCCATCGGGGCAACGCCAATTGCCCGCCAACGCCTTCGAGGGGCTGCGGCCGATGCACCGGAGGACGATCTATTGGCACTGCGACGAGAGACAGCATGATTGCTACCGACCCGCCAAAGCCAAAGGACAACGTAGCGGCGTATTGTGACGCGGTGACGCGTGGCGACATCGTCGCGTCGAAGTTGGTCAAGCTTGCGGTACAGCGGCATCTTGCGGACCTGGAACACGCACACGAACGCGGGTATTACTTCGATGCCGACATCGCCCATCGGGCGTGCATGTTCTTCCCGAAGGTGTTGAGACACTACAAAGGTCAATGGGCCGGCCAGCCGTTCGTGCTGTCGGACTGGCAGCAGTTTATCATCTGGTCGCTGTTCGGATGGCGACGCAAAGCTGATGGGCTGCGTCGATTCCGTCGCGGATACGTGACCGTCGCACGCAAGAACGGCAAGACAACCCTCGGGGCTGGCGTTGGCTTGCTGTGCCAATACTTCGATGAGCCGAACGAGCCGGGAGCCGAAGTGTACGTTGTCGCGACGAAAAAAGAGCAGGCCCACATCTGCTACGATGACGCGGTGCAGATGGTGACGGCCAGTCCCGCATTGAATAGCCGGTCGAAAGTGCGTAAAGCTCCGCACGCGATTTGGTATGTCAGCCAAAATTCGAAGTTCATGCCGTTAGGGGCTGACAGCCAGAAAGACGGACTCAACCCGCATTGCGTGATCGAGGACGAGCTACACGCCTGGACGGAACGACAACGCGAGAGCAAGGAAAAGATGGAAACCGGCGGTGCCGCCCGTCGCCAGCCGATGCTGTTGATGATCACCACAGCAGGATCGGACGATTCCATCATCTGGCTGCAAGAGGACGCGGCCGCCGTTCACGCCGTCGAGGCTGTGGCGAATGGCGAAGTGTATGACGACGAACTATTCGCGTTTATCGCCCGCATTGACGAGGAAGACGATCCATTCGACGAGAGTTGTTGGGCGAAAGCCAATCCGAATTTAGGCGTGTCGGCAAAGATTGAATATCTGCGGAGCGAATCCGAAACCGCCCAGCGGCGACCGGAAAAGCTGGGTGCGTTCATCCGCTACAACTGCAACCGCAAGGCGGAAAAGGAAGACAAGCCAATCACGGCGACACGCTGGAAACGCGGCAATCAACCTGTCGTCGTGGCTGATGGCACGTATGGCCACGGCGGGATTGACCTAGGCCGCTCGAACGACTGGTGCGCGGTGTCGCTAGTGTTTCCCGAGTACATGGAACGGGCCGAAGGCAAAACGCCTGTCAAGTATTCGATTGTCTCGCGTTGCTGGTGCTGCGACGAAGGCAAGTTTCGGCCGGACTTCGAGCCGTTTCGAGGCTGGGCCAATCGCGGGCTGCTCAACGTGTGTCGCGGATCTGCTGTCGATTATGCCGCCGTCAAGGCGTGGATTTTGGAGATGGCGGGCAAGTATCAGATCGAGTCGTGGGCGTTCGACCCGGCGTTTGCTGCTAGCTTCGGGCAAAGCTTGCAAGAGGAACACGGGCTGCCCGTGTTCAAGTTCACCCAGGCGCCGTATCACTACCACGAACCGACAATGCGTTTTCTTGACGCGTTGGACGCGGGAATTGTGTATCATGGCGGCGATCCAGTGTTAGAGTGGCAGGCAAAAAACATGGCTCTCTACCGCAACCACAAAGATCATGTCATGCCAATGAAAGGCGACGAAAAACACAAGGTTGACGGCATGGTGTCGATGCTGATGGCTTTCTCCGAGTGCATGTACGCGGCGCGTAAACCCTCTGGATCAATGGTTGTTTTCTAGGAGCCTACATGGAACCGCAAAATATTTCCGCAGGCTCCAGCGCGTTGCAGCGATGGATTCAAGAGGCGTTTGGCGAGTCGCAGGAATCGCTAGGCGTCGCCGTCAATCCGTCGACAGTCCGGGGAATGCCGGCCGCTTGGTACAGCCTCAACAAGATCTGCGGCCATATCGGAAGTTTGCCGCTCAATCTGTACTATCGCGAATCGGACGGCGACGCGGAAATTGCACGCCTGCATCCGGCGTATTGGCTTGTCCGCAAGCAGCCTAACGCGTTGATGACGGCCAGTGTGTGGCGTGAGACGATGCAGCATCACGCCTTGCTTCACGGCGACGGCCGGTCGGCAATTGCCCGCAATGGTCGCGGAGAGCCTAGCGAGCTTATCCTGATGCGGCCGGATGCTTGGGCCATCGTGGTCGATCCTGGCAGGCAGATTGCCGGGCAAAACGTGCCGGCTCGCAAATGGCACGTTCGGATTGACGATCCGACTGCACGCATCGCGGATGAAGACGTGCTCCACATCATGGGGCTAAGCGAGGACGGATTCAGCGGCCTAGGAATCATCGATGCCGCCAAGCAAACGCTCGGTCTAGCGATTGCCCAACAGACGCGGGCTGTGATGAGCGAGAAGAACGGCGCACGCGTCAAGTTCCTGCTGAAGGCTCCGCCTGGGGCGTTTCGTAGCGAAGCCGACGCGAAGCAGTTCGTCGACAAATTCAACGAATTCCACTCGGGACCGGAGAACGCGGACAAAGTTGGCTTGATTCGCGAGGGGCTGAGCGTTGAGCAGATCAGCCAAACCAACGCTGAGGCTCAATCGATTGAAAGCCGCAAGTTTTCGCGGCAGGACATCGGGCTGCTATTCTGCGTTGAACAAATGTTGGGCGACGATACCAGCGTTAGCTACAACTCGCTGGAAATGAAAAATCAAGCATATATCAACAACTGCCTGCAACGATGGATGATTCGCTGGGAAGAAGAGTGTGCCAGCAAGCTGTTGACAACAACGCAGTTTTACAGCGATCAGTATTACTTCAAGTTCGTCACGGCGGCACTTCTCAAGGGTACGACGAAAGAACGCTACGGCGTGTATCAAATCGCTCGCCAGATTGGCGTGATGAATGCCAACGAGGTGCGAGAGTTGGAGGACATGAACCGACGCACCGATCCGGATGGAAACTCGTATGCAAATCCAGCAATTACGACTACGCCGCCCGCGACAACCCAACAACCTGCCATCGAGGATAGCAGCGATGACGAGGACGAACGCGACGACGATCAGCCGGCGCTCGCCGCTAAGCTGCGGAAGGTCGTCACGGCACGCATTGCGGCAATGGCCAAAGTGGAGGTAAGCCGAGTCATGCAAGCAGCAAGCGAACCGAATTTCGTCGGCTGGCTCGATAAGTTTTACGCGACGTGGACCGAACGCGTTGCATCCGCTGTAAGCGAATGTGATGGGCCGCCTACGCTTGCCGCCGATTGGACGTCCGAAAGTAAGCGGCGACTGTCCGAAGTCGCTAGCCGCGTTCCTGATGGGCTTGCCGAGGCCGTCAGGGCTGAAACCGCGTTGTGGCAAGATCGTATCGACCAACTAGCAACGGCCATCGTTGCGGGAGATGTCACGTGAAAGAAATCATGCTGTACGACGAAATCGGGCCGTCCTATTACGGGCTGCTTGATGGAAAATGGATGGTCGATCAGCTTCGCGAGGCTGGCGGTCAACCCGTTCGGGTGCGGGTGAATTCTCCGGGCGGAAGCGTATTCGAGGGGCAAGCCATGTATTCGGCGTTGGCTGCTTACACGCCAGGCGTTGTCGTCCAGATCGACGCGTTGGCAGCCTCGGCCGCGTCGTTCGTCGCGATGGCCGCGAGCCGCATCGAGATTGCTGCGAACGCAATGATCATGATTCACAACGCGTGGGGAGGGCTGTACGGAAATGCGTCGGAACACGAGAAAGCAGCCGCGTTGCTGCGGAAAATCGATGATCAGCTTGTCGATCAATACGCCGCACGCACCAAGCAGGATAAAGACAAGATCCGCGAGTGGATGGCCGCCGAAACATGGATGACGGCGGAGGAAGCGGTGGCGAATGGATTCTCGGATGCTGTCGGTCAGCAATTGGCGGTCAAGGCTTGTGTTCGCGATGGGATGTTTGCTCGAACGCCTCGGGAATTGCTGGCAGGGGCCGCCAGCGTGTCGCCAAACGTTGCGGCGGCTGCCATGCGTCGCAGATTAGCCTTGGCACGGGCGTCTTGTTAGGACGCGTCCTATCGCATATAG